GTTAGGCTTCAATGATTACTCAAAACTAACTGATGAAATGATTGAGTACTGCATACAGGACGTAGTTGTTACAGTTAAACTATACCATCATTTCAAGGATATAATACACGCACCTGAGTGGGAAGAAGCCTTACGGTGTGAGCATGACATACAGATTGTATGTGAGAACATGTCAGACAATGGCTTCTACTTCGACGAGGACAGGGCAGAAGAATTACTAGGTGAGATCTGTGTACGCATGGAAGAACTTGAGAAAGGTTTTCAGAAAGACTTCCCGCCTAAGCTTGTCGAGGTTAATCGTATCAAGTATAGAAAGAAAGCTGATGGAACCCTCTACTCCAGTGTTGTCAATGCCAACCAACAATACTTTGCAACCGCATTGGATAAGTCAGTGTACCCCAACGAACTGGTATGCTATGATTACATAGAGTTTAAACCATCATCACCTAAACAAAGAATAGAAAGACTATGGGAAGCTGGATGGCAACCATTCGATAAGACAAAAGGGCATATCATTTATGAAAGAGAACAAGCAAGATCGTGGAAGTAAGTTTGCTAGGTACGGGTGGACCTTATCTGAGGCAAACCTTAACACACTCCCTGAGGACGCCCCTGAAGGGGGTAAACGGTTAGCTGAGTGGTTGACACTAGAAGGACGCAGAAGCTCACTGGTGGAGTGGCTAGGGCACGTTAAGGATGACAAGCGTATTCATGGTAGCTTTGTGCACATTGGTGCATGGACAGGACGTATGGCACACCGTAACCCTAATCAAGCTAACATCCCTGCTGAGTTTCATGGTGATGCTAAGACAGCAGTCGAACAGGTTAAGGCTAAGTATGATGGTCAGTTTCGTGCACTGTGGTGTGTACCCAAGGGATCTTATCTTGTTGGCACGGATGCTGAGGGTATTCAGTTACGGGTACTTGCTCACCTCATGCGGTCAGAAGAATACGTCCATGCTATTGTGTCAGGTAAGAAGGAAGATGAGACTGACATACACAACCTAAACCGTAAGGCTTTGGGTATGTCTCACATCACAAGAGACATGGCGAAGACATTCATCTATGCCTTCCTTTTAGGTGCAGGTAATGCTAAGATAGCTGAGATCCTAAAGGTAAACTCAAAGGAAGCTGCACAGGCAGTGGATAACTTTATGGAATCTATTCAGGGTCTAGCTAAGTTAAAGAAGAAACGTATACCTGAGATAGCTAGTCGAGGTTGGTTCACAGGTTTAGATGGACGCAGGGTCAAGGTTCCTAGTGAACACAAGACACTAGCTGGCATGTTACAGAACGGTGAGTCAACCATTATGAAACATGCTGCATTGCAGTGGGTGCACCGTGCCAAGAGACAGTGGATTGATTTCAGGTTGGTGACATGGCCTCACGATGAATGGCAGACAGAGGTGTGTGGTGAGTACAGTGATGCTGAGTTGTTAGGTGAGATCCAACGTCAGTCGATTGTCGATGCAGGTAAAAACTTTGACATGACCTGCCCTCTCGCAGGTTCAACTGACATAGGTAAGAACTGGAGAGATACTCATTAATGGCATACGCAATAGTTTTTTGTCTTTTAATTTATCTTTACACTTGACAACCTATCTATAATAAACTATGTAGTATTTACAAACAGCCAGAAGGAGATTATACATTGGCTTATAAAGAAGTAGTAACCACAGGTCCAATCGAATGGGCTAAGATCTTTGAAGACAACCGTGACATGGTTGGGTTTGATGGTGCATATGAAGAGTGCCAAGGTGCATACACCGTCAATCAAATCTTGAGCAAGGAAGACTTTGAGAAACTCAAGGCTGCTAAGTCACAGAAGAAACCTAATCAGAAGCGACTGATGGATGGTGAGTTAGTCCTAAAGTTTGAACGCAAACACTTGGTAACTAACCGTGACGGTAAAGAGATTACCCAAGCAGGTGGTGCACCTAAGGTTGTGGATCAAGATGGACAGCCTTGGGATGTAGACATTCAAGGTACTATCGGCAATGGTTCAGTCGCAAAGGTAACTAACCTTATCTCAACCTTCCAAGGACGAGACGGTAAGGAGTATGCACGTACAAGCCTTGTGTCAGTTAAGATCTTGGAGCATGTGCCTATCCCTGAACGAGAAGATGAAGCTGCATAGAGTTCCTTTCCAACTTGGCAGGGCTGCAATGGCCCTGTCCTTTTAAATAGGTTTTATAAATGATTGAAGTAACGTGCAAAGGCAGTATGGGTAATGACTTGACAGTGGTAAACGCTGCAAGAGTAAGCTTTGGTAAAGAGAGTGATTGGGATTACGAAGAGTCAGATGCCTATAGCTTCAAGCAACACATGAAGCTTAAAGACAGGAAGCTTATCAATTACTTAGCTGAACACAATCACATCAGCCCATTCGGGCATTGCTTTGCAAGCTTCCACATCAAGGCACCTGTGTTTGTGGCAAGACAACTTGTCAAGCATAAGTTCCTACGTTGGAATGAGATTAGTCGTAGGTATGTGGATAACAAGCCTGAGTTTTACGCACCTGATGTATGGCGTGGACGTAGCCCTGACAAGAAACAGGGTAGTGAGGGCAGTGTAGACGTATGGTCAGACTTCAGAGAGATAGGTTCATGCTTGGATTTATATAAAGAACTTCTGAGTCAAGGTGTCTGCCCTGAGCAAGCACGTATGGTACTGCCACAGAGCATGATGACTGAGTGGTATTGGTCAGGTAGCTTGGATGCCTTTGCTGATATGTGTAAGTTACGTGGAGCACCTGACACACAGGCTGAGACACGAGAGGTAGCCTCTCACATCAGTGATAAGATGTGTGATTTATTCCCTGTGTCATGGAAGGCTCTACGAGGTTACGGTAAATGATACTTATAGATGGAGATCCTTTTGCCTATCGTGCAGCATTCTCCTGTGAGGATCAGGAGTTAGCTGACGCCACAGATAAGGTTGACGATCTCATTCAGATGTCTATCGATGCGGTAGCCTTTGAGTATAACATAGAAAAGTACAAGGTGTATCTTACAGGTAAGGGCAACTTTCGGTATGACATATCTGTCAGCCATGAGTACAAGGGTAACAGGAAGGACGTAGAAAAACCTCACCACCTTCAAGGTATCCGCAAGCACATGTCAAAGAACTGGGAAGCGGAAGTATCTAAGGGTGAAGAGGCTGACGATCTTATAGCTATAGCTGCAACTGAGGGTGGACCTGAGTCAGTCGTTGTCTCCATTGACAAAGACATGCTTCAGATTCCATGCAGACATTACAACCCTAACAAGAGAGAGTTCAAAGTTGTCGATGAGTTTAGTGGCTTGAAGTTCTTTTACAAACAAATACTTACAGGTGACAGGGCAGATAATATCATAGGTCTATACGGTATCGGTCCAACTAAAGCTGAGAGAATGGTGACTGACTGCAAGACAGAACAAGATCTGTACGAGGTATGTCTGAGAGAGTATGGTGGTGAAGAGGACAGAGTGATAGAGAATGCTAGGCTTCTGTGGTTAAGACGCTACCCAGAACAACTATGGGAGCCACCTAAATGCGTTACAGATCAGGACTAGAGAAGAGAACAGCACAGTATCTAAGGAAACACAAAGTTAAATTCAAGTACGAAACACTAAAGATTCAATGGCAAGACATGAGATTTAGAACGTACACCCCTGACTTTGTGTTACCTAATGGAATTATAATTGAAACTAAAGGAAGGTTTATTCCGTCTGACAGGGTAAAACATCTCATGGTAAAAGAACAACATCCAGAATACGACATTCGTTTTGTCTTCAGTAACCCTAAAGCTAAGTTAGCTAAGGGTGCTAAGTCTACCTATGCTGATTGGTGCGACAGACACAACTTCTTATATGCAAAAGAAACCATTCCAATTGAGTGGATTAAGGAGAAAAGGTCTTGACAATGTTTGACTATGAGAGTAAACTTGATACCTTGGCTGAAGATTTTGATTTGATTTGGCTGTTAGAAGAGAACGATATATCTATAAGGCATGTGATAAAGTTGTTAGTCGAAGAAGGCTTGATCGATCCTAATAAATATATAGACGTATCCAATGAAGAAAGGACATGGGCAGAATGGGAAGAGTGACTAACGATCCTGATTTAGACTTTTGGTTTGAAGATGAAGAGGAAGATATGGGTTTTAATTATTATATGGATGAGGCTGCACAGACAGCAATCTATAAACAAGAGTACCAGATTGTGTACCCAGCCTTAGGTCTAGCTGCTGAAGCTGGAGAGGTAGCCAACAAGGTTAAGAAGATTATCAGGGATGGTGAGTTAGATCACAATTCTATAGTTGCTGAGTTAGGTGATTGTCTGTGGTACTTAGCTGCATTGTGCCGTGACTTGAATGTTGACATGGCAGATGTTGCTGCTGAGAACTTGCAGAAGTTACAAGGACGTATGGAAAGAGGAACCCTCGCTGGGTCAGGTGACAACAGATGACATGGTTCTGGCGATACATTAATTACCTTGCAACTTGGCGTTCACATAGACTAGCAATCAAACAATTAAATCAGTTGACAGACAAAGAGTTAAAAGATATAGGCATTGTCAGGGCTGACATAGATCGAATGATCTGGTTAGAAGAAGACAAAACAATGAGAGGAAGAGGTAAGGATGAGTAACTACCTACCAACAGATTATCAAGCTTTTATTCACACGTCTCGTTATGCTAGATGGTTGGAGAAAGAAGGACGCCGTGAGACTTGGGACGAGACAGTAGAACGGTACATGGATAAGGTTGTTCGTCCTGTCCTTGGGAATGACAGCTACGTCAATCAGTTACGCAATGCTATCCTGTCTCTAGAGATCATGCCATCCATGAGAGCTATGATGACAGCGGGTCCAGCTTTAGAACGTGATAATACCTCAGGGTATAACTGTTCTTATCTACCCGTAGATGATCCTAAATCCTTCGATGAAGCTATGTTCATCCTCTTGTGTGGTACAGGTGTCGGGTTCAGTGTTGAACGTCAGTTCATAAGTAAACTCCCAGAAGTTCCCGAACTGTTTAACAGTGATACCACAATCGTCGTTAAGGATAGTAAAGAAGGTTGGGCTAAAGCTTTCCGTCAAGTGCTTGCTCTCCTCTGGGCTGGTGAGATCCCTCAATGGGATGTGTCAAAGGTACGTCCTGCTGGCGCTAGACTTAAAACATTTGGTGGTAGAGCTAGTGGACCTGCACCCTTAATCGATCTATTTAACTTTGTCGTTAAGATCTTCAAGGATTCTCAGGGTAGAAAGCTGTCTAGTCTTGAGTGCCATGACATTATGTGTAAGATAGGTGAGGTTGTTGTCGTTGGTGGTGTACGTCGATCAGCTATGATCTCTTTGTCTAACCTGTCAGATGATCGTATGCGTCATGCTAAGTCAGGTGCATGGTGGGAGAACAATCCTCAACGTGCCTTGGCTAATAACTCAGTAGCATACTCAGAGAAGCCTGACAGTTTGTCGTTTATGCGTGAGTGGATGTCGCTTGTGGAATCTGGATCAGGTGAAAGAGGAGTATTTAATCGTGAGGCATCTAAGAAACAAGCTGCTAAGTATGGGCGGCGTGATTCTGAATGGGATTTCGGAACCAATCCTTGCAGCGAAATCATCCTGCGTCCGTATCAGTTCTGTAATCTTACGGAAGTTGTTATCCGTGCCACAGACTCTTATGATGATCTTGAACGCAAAGTCCGTATGGCAAGTATTCTGGGAACCATTCAGTCCACCTACACTAAATTTCCATACCTGCGAAAAGTGTGGCAAAGAAACACAGAAGATGAACGTCTGCTTGGAGTGTCCCTTACGGGGATAATGGACAACACTCTGACAACAACACAGAACCACGGGTTGTCTAAGACACTTGAAAAACTACGAGAGGTTGCAGTTGAAACAAACATTGATTTGTCTAAGCGTCTTGGTATCAACCCCTCTGCTGCTATTACTTGTGTCAAACCCTCAGGAACGGTCAGCCAACTCGTTGACTCAGCCTCTGGAATACATGCCCGTCATTCTAACTACTACATTAGAACAGTCAGGGGTGACAACAAAGATCCACTAACACAGTTCATGGCTGACCAAGGTATCCCTAACGAGCCTTGTGTCATGAAGCCAGACCAAACAACTGTCTTCTCCTTCCCTGTCAAGTCACCCTCAGGTGCTGTTGTCACAGAGGATATGACAGCTATTGAACAGCTAGAGACTTGGCTTATGTATCAACGACACTGGTGTGAGCACAAGCCCTCTGTTACTATTAATGTGAGGTCAGACGAATGGTTTGAGGTAGGAGCCTTTGTCTATAAACACTTCGATGAAATGTCAGGGGTATCTTTCTTGCCTTACAACGAACACACCTACCAACAAGCACCTTACCAAGAGATAACTAAGGAACAGTACGAAGAAAGTTTAAGTCAGATGCCAAAAGCTGTTGACTTCTTCAAACTAAAAGAGTATGAGAAACAAGATAACACTGCGGGTAGTCAGACTATGGCATGTACGGGTGATGTCTGTGAAATGGTTGACATAACATAAGGAGTTAGATATGGTTACTATGACCTTAGATGAAAAAGAATATGAGACAGAAGACTTTACAGAAGACCAACATAAACTATTACAGGAGATTCAATACAACAATAATATACAGATGCAGTTAAACTATCAATCAAATAGTTTACAAGCAGCTAATGAGGCCATCGTAAATAAACTAAGAATTTCACTAGAAGCTAAAGAAGGATCTTAACATGACAGGACTAGAAGTTTACGCCGTAATCGTTACCGTGATAGCAGCCTTAGAAATCTTACTCTAATGGTTGCTGTAAGAAAACAGTTTAGCAGGGCATTGTATGAAGCGTATGATGCACCTGCAAGGCTGGCACTGGTGTCCCTTTTAGAATCTAAGGGGCATCAGATTGTCAACAACGAAGAGAACTATAGTGTTGACGTTGTGTCTCAGAAAGGAGAGTACACATACTTCAATGAAGCTGAAGTTAAGACAGGATGGAAAGAAGATTGGCCCTTAGAGTGGAAAGAGATTCGTATCCCTGAACGTAAACAAAGACTACTAGATAAACTTGGTACACAGAATGGTGTCCTAAACTTCTATGTCTTTCGGTCTGACTTAAAGAAAGTCTGGCGTATCAAGGATACTCTACTGACAAAGGACTGTGTGTTACCTGCTAAGGGTAGGTATATTCGCAAGGGTGAGTTGTTCTTTCATATTCCTTTTACAGAAGCTGAACTAATCACAGTTCCTTGAGGATAAACAAATGGCTAAATGGGATTTAAGTAAATTGGATATACCTGAAACAGATAACGTAAACAACCCACCACACTACGGGGATGGGTCAATCGAATGCATTGATTACATGAAGGATAACATGGAAGCTACTATGTTCATGGGCTACCTAGAAGGCAATACTAAGAAGTACTTACACAGGTTTAGATACAAAGGTAACCCTGTTGAGGATCTAAAGAAAGCACGTTGGTACTTAGACAAACTTATAACTGAAATGGAAGGGAAGAGTTAATGTTAGCAGCTTTGATATTAGCCTGTCATATAGATAACGGGATTTGTAAAACATTTACTGGTCCTGAAATGTATCAGACAGCAGATGACTGCATAGACAGTATAGGTGTAGGGATTAAACTTATAGAAGATCGTGGTTGGTTAGTAAAGGATTACACCTGCTATGATTGGGGCACTGAAACGTAAAAGAGGGGCTACTTGCCCCCCTTCCTTTTCTTACCTGATGCTGTCGTTGACCACTTAACTCTTTTCGGTCCTGTCTTTTTCTTTGCCTCTGACTTGCTGATACTACCAGCTACAGACTTAGGTCTACAGGCAGGGTAGGGCCGTTTACTTTTCTTGGCTGACTTTCTACCGCAGGGTTTACCTGTCTTAACGTCAACCCATTGCTCACCGAACCATTTACCTAGACCACCCTTAGCCATTACGCCTTCCTAACTCTGTTGTCTTTGCCTTTCCATTTACCACCCTTTTCTTTATACCACTTGGATGCCCAAGCATTAGCATAAGCTGATGGGTAGACTTTGAACTTCTTACGTGCCGCTTGCTTTGCACGATTCCATAACGCAGGGTTAGTTGGTTTAGGACTTGACAAATTACATTCCTTTTGGTTAGAGTTTATCCATGTAATACATAAGAAACAAAAGACCAAAGCCAAAGGTAAACAGAGCTATCAAGGTAATACCACCCCAGAGAACTATCTTCTCGAACAGTTCAGCATTTCTTTTCTTCTTGTCTTCTAGTTCTTTCTTCTTTCTTAGACGTACTTCTTTTCTAAGAGTTACTAATTCCTGCCACCCTGAGTATCCTCTGGCAGCTATAATTATTTCCCTCAAGTTATTCTCTAAGTCTTCAGCCTTCTTACGATTGACGTAGGTATCCAAGGCTTCTTCATTTGCACTAGAAAAGACACTGCTTCTCTTCTTGTCATGACTATCCTTGGCTTGATCTATAGCTTCAAACAAACTACCTATGTCTTTAGCCAGAGAAGTTATCTCTTTACCTGCTGACACACCAGCTTTGATGGCTGTGAAGCTTGCCATAGCTATAGTGATAGGGTCCATTTATCACCACTTCACCTTGTCAGCCCAATAAGCTGCTGACATTTTACCCTTTGAAATATTCTTGGCGTGACGAGCCTTGAAGGACTTCTTCCTAGCTTTCTCTTTAGCTGTCTTAGGGCTTTTACCTGCACCTGACACACCCTGTTGACCAAACCTAATGATCTTCTCCTTACCACCATCACAAGCCTTTACGACATGAGATTTCTTAGGGTGATTAGGAGTGCGTTTAGGTTTGTTGCACTTCATCTTAGACTTTTCTATCTTAGCCATCTTTACCAGCCATCTTCTCTAGAGTTAATCTTATTGATTTAATGTTCTCATCTATACGAGCATTCATCAGAGATAGTTCTTGTGCTGATGTCTCAAGTTTAGCTATCCGTATTTCATGACGAGCTATATCTCTCATGTTAGTTTCAACCGAGCTATCCAACCCAGCCATATACCAGACAACAGCTATTGTCTGTAATAGAATAGCTCCGACTAAAGCTAAAGGAATAGATTTTGATGTAAGCCAAGATTCTTTATCCACGATACCGTCCTAATGTTATTGTTTTTAGAAACCCTCTCCATATTTCCTGAGGGCTAGGAAGCATCCATCCTAAGATTAGAAGGATTATTACCCATGTGGGTATGTCTTGGTTCAATACCTTGACGTTATCGATGGCCCCGTCCACTGTGAAACCACCTGTTGATTGATCTACCTCTACGTTCTCTCCTGATATGTCGCTGCTCTGGTCAACAACTGACTGATTGTTTTCTTTACCTACTTGTGTGTTAGCATTTACTGTCGGGCCTCCCCCACCCCCACCGATACCACTCAGTAAAGAGAAGGGGGATAGACAACCACTGAGTAGTAGGACTAAGGCTAAGGGTAAGAGTATTCTCATAGGTTTATTCAGACCTAAGAGCATCTGCTACCCCCTCCATTCTAGGTATAATACCTGCTCTACCTCTTTTTCTGGCTGTTCTGTATTCCTCATTATCTAAAAACTCTGTAGCAGCCTCTTTAAATTTTCCAGAATTTATAAGCTTTATTGTTTCAGGGCTTCCTGACATACCCCCTCTGAACCAGCTTTGAGCTATCTCTACTTTTAAATTTTGAGAAAGATTGTCAAAGTTGGGTATAGCTTTTCTTACAGCCGGTAATCTTTCATTTATGTCTTGGCGAAGCAACTCTAGTGCTTTTTCCTCTGTGATAGTTTGACCCTCTTTAACATCAGAACCATAATGTCCGTAACCTAACGTAAGGTAGGTTTCACCTTCTGTAGCTCTATAAGCTGTACCCTTAAATTCTTCTTCTTTAATTAGCCTTGATACTAAAGCATCTTCAAACGAAGTGCCTTGAGTTATTTGAGGTGCAGTTTCTGGAGATTGTTCTTGAAGAGGCATCTCCTGTGAGGGTACTTCTACATCACCTAAAGGGGAAGTAGGACCACCCTCTGTGGAAGGGGGTACGGCCCTCATAGCTGCCATTGGTGCGGCATCAGATATGCTTGTCGCTTCACTAGCCTGAGGTTGGTCAGGGCCAAGTGAGTCAAGTGTCTGAGAGAAGATACGGTCATCATTCATGACAGAACTAAGAGCTTCCTGTGCAAAGGCGTCTAGCTCTGGATCTCCCTGAACACCTCTAAAAGCTTGGGTAGCTGCGGGATATCTTTTTTCTAATTCTAACAGAAGACCCCTCTTCTTGTCAATCATTTTTAAGTTATTAAACAACTTTAATGTTGTTCCGAACCTAGTGTCCAGTATTCTTTCTAAGTTACTGCCAGCTAGAATTTCATTACGTCTACTCTGAGGTAACTTTTGGAACTGTTCAAGCCCACCGACTTGTTCTATACGGGCATTAGTTGCTTCAATAGCAGCCATACGACGATTACCTTGAGGAACATCACCCATCTTACTTCTAAGAAAGTCTAAGTTAAGGACTAACTTATCCCCATCAACCATAAAGTAAGGTTCATCACCTGCACTTAACCTTTGATCAAGCTCCATCTTCTGACGAAGGTACTCAGAGTTTAAAGCATTCTGAAGGGCGTCATTAGTTTGGGCAGCATTGTCTCCATCTACCTGATAGATAGACTCTAGGGTAGAAACAAGCTGGTTGTTTGAAAACTTAGACAGAAGTTTATCACCCATGATGTATTCATCTGACTGAGATGCGACAAGACTGCTTAAAAGATTTACACTGTTCAGCCAAGTATTACGCACGTCTTCATTGTTTAAAACTTTTTGCTTGCTTGTACTTGAGGTAACAGCACCTAGTCCTTCTAGAACTTGTTTGTATTCCTCTGGATTGTCCTTGACACTAGGTATTGTTAAGTAGGCTGGCTTATCTCCAGAGGTATCAGGCAGTTCAGGAGGTCTGCTAAAAATATCTACTAGCTCTATATTCTCCTGAGGGGATGAGGACATTATCTTACTAAGACCATCTACCCAAGTCTTACCTTTTTCTTCAAACGTCCCAAGTATTGAGTTTTTAAACTCCATAGGATTTTCTTTAATCATAGCCCGTATAGTAGAGATCGTAAACGGGTTAAACTCAGCTTCGTTTAGGGCTATGTGAATGGCATCAAGAGTGTTAGCATCCGTATCAAATTTCCTAAGGTCTTCAACAAGACCAAACATCTGATCTGTGACTGCTTTAACCTGAGCATTACCCTCGTACTGAGAGTACTGACCTGAAATTAAAGCTCTTACAGAAGTAGAGGCAGAGTTTATTTCGTCTTGTGTTACTATTCCGTCTTTAATAAACTCAGAGAAACTTGCTGACAACAGGCTAAAGTCGGTTCTCAGGCTTTCCACAACAGGTCCAGCATCAACTGGCATACCCATCGCTACACGAGCATCCTGTAATGCTTTTTGCTGTTTAAGAATATTTACCTCAGCCATAGAGTTTAGAACAATCTCATTTATTTGTTCAGAGGTAGCCTCAGAATTTAGTATTTTTGTAGACGCAACTAAAGTCCGACCTAGATCACTCTGTAAAAGCTGTTCTTTCTCGTAAAACTCATTGCTTTTAAAGCTTACCGCATCCCAGCTTTCACCTGTAAGAGCTTCATATGCTTGCCTTTGCCCTTCAGGTATAGCTTTAGGGCTTGATTCAATAAATTTTCTAGCAAATGTTTTTAACTCTGTCACTTCCGAAGAGGTAAGTTTACCATTATCTCGGCCTTGTTGGATATCAAAAGAACGACCAAGAGCATCCCCGAACTGATTAACCATAGCTTGGTTTAAAGAAGCTTGAGTTGGTTTGGAAGACTCAAATACCTTTAAGGCTTGTGTAGCTGTATCAGCCAATGCTGCAACAGGACTAAACTGACGAGGTGCTTGAACTGGCTGCTCATACCTAATTTCAGTTTCAAGTGTAGGATTAAATACTGACATAAAGTCTACCTCGTTGTTTCAAGTAGTTGTTCTGCTTCTGTGGCTCTGCCGATACGCCGTAACTGTTCTACACGTTCAAAGGTTGTCGTGTCTGAGAACCCTCTTAGTACCTGATCTCTTAGTCGTTGGCGTAACTCAGGGCTTAACCCTGTAAATCGACTAATAGACAAATAAATACTGTCCATGTATTCGTTAGCTCTTTCAGCATCTTGGTTATTGACGGCATCCCAGAACAAATTTATTCTATTATCTATCTCTTTAGAATACTGACGATAAGTTTTATTGGAGCTATAGATAATATCTTTTGAGTCATAGACTTGCTGTACTTCTTCAAGAGGGATACCTGCTGCTGCAAATAAAGCATCCATGTTCGTAAAGTTTGCATCTATTCTAGCCCCTGTTTTAGATGAGTATGTTCCGTACTGTAAGATACCGTAAGCTTTAGACAGGTTGTCTACGAACTTAAAGTTTCTGAACAACTCAATTGTTTTTTCTTTGACAACAATTTCGTCACCACGTTTAATAGCCCCTAGTGTCTGAGCAAAATCAACTAATGCATCACCAGCTTTACCCCCACCTGCACCACCAACAATCTCAAGGGCAGATGCATCACGATAGTTCCTAAAGGTGTCTACCACACCATCACCTAAAGAGACACGGCTTGCTGCTGACACTTCAGGTGCACGATCACCCACTAATCTGTCATCAGCCCATGCAAACAAAGCATCGATAGGTCCATTCTTTACCAGCCTATACATATCGTTGCCAGCTTCTATCTGCATATCGTCGGGAAGGTAGCTGTTCATAGAATCCACGGCTGATGAGGTAGCTGAAGATAAGCCTAGCCCTGTCATACCAAAGAACGGCCCTACCATAGCAGCAAAGCCCATTCTTTCCCGTACAGTAAGGTCTTTTCCTACGAAGATACCTTCAAAGGATCTTAGCATATAGCTGTAGAACTGAGTAGGTACTCTCAGCAAACCTTGCTGCACCTGAGAACGGCTCATGTTTGTCATGTTTAAGGAGTATGCCTGTTCTTTATTTGTAACCCATGTACGTCCTTCAGGAGACAGTATAGATTTGTCAGGGTTCTGAGCCTTCCACTTACGAACTGCTGCACCAAAAGATGTCACACGAGTTATTTGTTCCCCTTTATTGAAGAAGAACATACCTGCATTCATAGTTTTCTCCCAGCCTTTGTTGAGACTGTTGCCTACAACACGGGCAGTTTTCTTACGAGAACGAGAGACAGAGTTTGTTGGGGCTTGATAACCTTCAATGAGGTTTGTCGGGTCAATCTCATAACGAGCACTGTCAATAAATAGTTGACGTACCTCTGTCATTTCATCTTTGCTGTAACCAAACCGTTTAGCCATACGATCAAGCATAATGTCTAAAGGTTTACCCTCTAGCTTTAAAGATTTCAGAAGAAGATTACCCATGACAGCACCTTTTATACCGTCATCTAAACCTGCCATACCTACAATGTTTATTGAATGTGCCGCTTGAAGAAGCATCTGAAAAGGATCAGCAAAGAAGGTTGTCTTAAAGCCAAAGTTAGTCAAAGCATGTGCAGGGTTGCTAGGGTTAAACTTAACACCGATGTTGTCATAGACAAGATTAGACATATCCTGAGACACACGATCAGCCCACTTGTCACCCCAACCTTCAGCACCTTGACGCATCTCTGTTATATTCTTGCGTTCATATATTTTTCTTATGATAGGATTAGTTGAATCCTTAGGCAAGTAGTTTTCTATATTTCTATAGTAAGCCCTATAGTTTATATTAGGGCTATTTGGTTCAGCTAGTTGTTTAATCTTTTTACCTAGTGAAACCTGAATAGCATCATTGTAATTAGAGAATGCTAACCGTCTGCTTTCAGTATTAACTTGGTTTAGTACCGCATTAATTGGGTTGTCATTAGCTGTAGACAAACCACCAAAGTGAATCAAAGGATTGTCATTACGTCTGTTAGAGAAGATAGCAAATTCTGTCAGTGAGCCATTAGGAACGAATGCATCTTCCTGTCCAGCGGTAAAGATGTTTTCATCACGGCGTTTAGTTGCGAACTGAAGATCGTCTACGTCTAGGTTCAACCCTGCATCTATTGCAAAATCCTCAAAGTCTTTTACTTTAGTTAAAGCTGGATACCAAGAGTTGTTAGCCTTGACAAGATCATCTGACAAAACACCGGCCTTCAATGCTCTGTAAAGATTACCCATCTGTTTAGCAGCCGTAGTAGCCGACTTAGTTGAACTAGCTGACAGGGCTACCTTTAAGGGTTTACCATCTTTGTCTAGCATTACAACAAAGTCAGTTGCCTCAGGGTTTACACGAGGGCCACCTGCATTATAACCTAGTGCATCTTCAGGCTCTAAGGGTTTTATTGTACGGGTGTCTACAACATACTTGATGCCGCCAATGTCCATGTCAATTTCAAAGACATTAACCATAGGTCCGTCATAGTCATCCTTGGTAAACTTTACCCCTGAGTCAGCATCGATAAACTCATTAACATCTGAAGGTAGCTCCCCTAGTTTTTTACCAGCTAGGAATGTTTCTTCTCCACCAACATTAACAGTTATCCGACGATAGCCATTTGCATGCATTCTTCTGACAAGACTTGTGGCACGTAAATGATAAGTGTGGTCAGACAGATTGACTAAAGCTCTGTAACCATCCAGCACTTTTTGAGAAGGTGCTATACCTTTGTGGTCAGCCCTCCAGAGATCACTGAACTCATCATCTGTAAACCAGTTTCTTTGAGAAGACAGATCCTGAGACTGTAGCCTCTGAATAATATCCCCTACCTCATCGATCTCTTTACCTGACATCTTGTTGACTTGATCAATCATTGGCTTATTAAGTTGATTAAGCCTGACAGCACCACTTTCAGCACGGTAGGCTAAGTTAGTTGCATCAGCATTGTCAAGTAAATGATACCCAGAAGTTGGTAGTCTCTGAAATAGTTTGCTGAACAGCTTACCTGTTACACCCTCTACGTGTTGCAGTTGGGCATACTTGTCAGTCTTAATGAAGTCATCCATCTTAATTACTTCATCTACCTGAACAGCATATGCACCCTTGTCAGCGTTGATAGCTACGACATTAGCTTCAGGTACATTCTCAGCATACTTTTCAGCAGCATCTTTAGTTAAAGCTTTGCCTGTCTTTGGATGACCAAGGAGAACGGTAAGCTTCTCTGTTCGTCCGTCAAGCTTTGAGTTGATAACACCCCGATTAAGTGTAGATGCAATGTTACTAACCCTAGTAGTGATATATTCTTGTAAAAGTTTTTGATCATATATGTCACCCATAGTACGTCCAACGTACTCAAAGGCTTCCTTTGTTACTTGTGTGGCTGTATGGTTATTCATAGCAGCTTGCCCTAGTGGACGTACAGGAGCATTGTCAGACAAAGGATCTGTAAGGCTTGGTCCCATGCTTGCTAAGTTCTCAGGGTCATCTGAACGTGCAGCTATATTCTCAGCGACATCCGTTGCAGCGTCAGGTCCGTTAATAACACCTGCACGAGTAGATGCTGTGGGTGACTGAGAAATATCTGTAATTGTTTTAGCAATCTTTCTAATTTCAGATATACTATCAGATGTTTCTACAACTTTACCATCTACTCTAAGTTCTACAACTTCTTTACCGTCTGACCCTTTACTTGTTGTTATCGTAATAGCCCCTTTAGAAGAGGGCTTTGCAGAATTTTGAGAAAGAGTTATTAGATTTTTACCGGCCTTTACACTCTTAGCGCCTATGCTGAAACCAGCTGACACAAAGGGGAATATGTCGATAGCCCCAATAATAGCCTCAGTAACAGCTATGTCGTTGTTCCCGAACCTTTCGATTGTTGCATACAGATCAGCAACAGCAGCAGGGTTATCCGCAAACAAAACACCCTGACCAAGATACTCGTCTAGTCTTGTGTCAAGTAATGTTTCATACTCTTCCATAGACATATTACCTGCAAGAGCACGAGCAAACTCTTCTGAAACATTCTTACGTTTCATTGTAAGATCTTCAAATGCACCGATAGGAAACTGTCTTAGGATGTAACGATCAAACCAATTCAAGACTGAACCAGCATTCGTTGAGGCTGCACGATCCTGAATAGCATCAGTTAGTTTGTCAACTGTTAGCTGATACTTCATAGATGCTAGGTTCTGGGCACTTGTAAGCCTAGGGTTATCCATAGCATGGAATGAGTTATCGAAGTAGTCGCCAATAGAAACAAGATCAGAACCCTTCTTGGCCTGATCCTGTAATTCTTCTGCTGTCTCATATACTTCAGCACCCTCATCTGTGTAAGAACTTACAGCAGCAGACAAAGCTACGTTTACTCTCTCAGTTATCTCAGCATGAGGAATCTCTAATTCTTCAGGTAATTTACCTGTAGCACCTAGGACAGCAGTATCCTTTCGTTCAACAGCAGATGAACGAGGATCTTCTATAGGTGTGACGTTAGTTTCTTCTTCATCATCACCTAAGAAGACTGACTTTATAATGCCCTGTCCTAGAATAGTTGCCATTAATTAAAGCTCCCTAGACCTCTAGTACCAAGAGTAAAGGCATCACCTACTTTAGAAAGGCCACTACTTAAACTTCCTGAGGGCATCATACTTAAACCCTGCATACTTAAACCAGCTATTGCTCCACCTGTTTGTGACCTTGCCATAGCTGCTTGCTGTTGTACACCCAAGGATGAGATCTGACCAGACAATTGCCCTTGCATACCTGAATACCCTAGGCTAGACCCTAGCTGAGACTGTAGGCCTGTAAGACCACCAGCTACTCCTGAACCACCTGCTGCACCCAGTGCTTGTGAAGCTACTAAGGTCTGAGATCGTTGCATTTGAGCTTCTCTCAGGGCTTGTCGACGAGATCTAGTCGCAGCTAATTGTTGTTGACGTTGCTGTGCTTTTGCTCGTTTTTTACCTGCAATTTGACCTTGATCAGCTTGATAGATACTATAGCCTGTTCCAGCTACGGCTAAAACCGCTAGTGTCGTTGCTACACCCATACTAAAGTTCCTTCATGTAAGTAGACTCAGTTCTTTTATAACCTCGTCTAACGTAGAGTTTTTCTAGACTAGCTATGCTTTCTATATCACATAAAGTAATATAGTCTGCATTATTGTTTTTAGCCCACTCTTCAAAAGAGTTTAAAAGTAAAAGAGAACCCTTTTTACCTCTGTAATCTTTTGAAACAAACCATGCTAGTTCAGTTGCAAGTACTGTAAGAGAGTTGTACATTTCGTGTACAATACAAACAAGAGCACCCTTTACTTCATCGTCCTCTTCTAGAACTAAAACGTCTGACACAGAGTTTAAGATTGAACTAAGTATAAACTGTTCTGTCTTATCTTTGTTCCACTTATGAGACTTAGGGGCTTCTCTTGAAAACTCTCTAGCTAAAACAAGAATGTCAAAGACATCTTCTTCTGTCGCTTTTCTAATGTTTATCAATACCTAGGGTTCCTACCTTGGACAATACCCCATCCAATAAGTATGAAGTCCTTGCCAGTTTCACTTTCGTATCTTAACCTCATTGAACGTCCATGTCCACGAAGCTTTACACGAGAAGTTATAACATCTTCAGGGTAATCATACAAGTCTAAATTGTTAGGATCTACAACAACTGGATACTTTTTTCTGTATACTTGTTGAGAAGGGCTAAAGGTTTCTCTAAAGTCAAAGGAAGATGAGACAAGAAGACCTGAAGGATTAACAGCCTCGTATCCAGCCTGAGGGTTTCCTGTAAATCCTGTCTCAGTTACCCGACAGTAGGTGACAAGGTAAGGTGCATTCTTCTTTAAGACAGCATCCCCTACGAAATCATAGCCTGTTTCAGCAAAGGATGTGTAGTCAGTCTCACCCCAATCCTTATAGTCACCACCTGAAAAAGAACCCATAGTAAGTCTGTTACTAGGTATTTGGTTAGCAGTAGCACTAACAAGTAGAATTATATTTGGATCACCTGTGTTGTGGTAGTTTATAGCTGTTGAGACAACATCATCACTTCCTACTACAACATCATCTGCCCCATCAGTCCCACTTCTAACATCTCTAACTAATTCATCTGAACCAAAACCTGAATAAAACTCAAAGCCCACAATAAATGATTCATACTGTTGAGATGTTTTGTCTTCAATTTTCCAAGGGTAAAAAGCACCAAGAGTTATGTCAAGTATTAAAAAGTTGTTTATTTTATACTCAGGGGAAGCATCCTTGTTAGGATAGCCCCAGTATATTCTTTTGTTAATAGGATCAAACTTACCAATAACTTTTTCTCTAGCATCAGCATCAATACTATCCCAGAAACCCTGTATAGTTGTTACAGAAATATTCTGTTCAGCACCTTGACCTGACACTGGATCAGTGCTAAGTGTGTGGATACCGTAACGTGACCACCAGAAAGGTGCACCATCAGCAGCCACAAAGCTCTGAGCATTAAGAATACCCACACGGCTTACACGGTTGACAGAATAAGCATCAGCTTTAAATACCCCATCAACACCACTTATCTGCCAGACCCCATTCTCAGCAAATACATAGATAGAACTCTGGTAAGCATACAGTCTTTGTATTTTGTCAGCATCAGGTATTGTAATCATGCCACCATCAGTAGGAAGCAAAGCGGATAAATGTTCAGAGGTAGGATCATTTTGTTGATAACAAGCGCCTATATCTTCTCTTGAGTCAATAAGTTTAGAGAATACAATAGAACCACCGTATTCGGAGTCATCTAAACCTGCAAAGAAAACTCTTCCTGAAAAGGCTTCACAAGATCTCCAACGAGAATTTATAGGATCGGTAAGATCAGCTGATAAAAGTGTAGCAGTAGGTAATTGGGCGTTTGCATCTGCAACCTCAACTGCTCTAGAAGAGTTATTAAAGAAATCTAATACAAAGTGTCCGTTGCCTGAAAGAGAATTACCCCCGTCTACTTTTTTCCACTCATCTACATCAAACTGATCTGAAGTATTTTTACCTGAAAACCAAGGATGAGTTAATGCGGGAAATTTATTAAGAGTGCTAGAATTAGCTCTGAAATAGTATAAAGCTGAAACGTCATTATTAGACACAACTCTTCCAGTACTTTTAGAAGCCCACCCTGAATTTAAAGTATCGTATATACGGGCGTCACCTACTTCAACAGGAGTTACTGAACCTGTAGTTTTGCTTAGACTTGTTAAATTAGTCGTAAAGTACCTAAAGTCTCTTATTTTAAAATCTATTTTTTCTATTTGAAAATATTTTTGACCATTAACCCCTGTAGAAATACCGTTTAACCTCAAAAAACCAAGAGGTGATCCACCTGTTGCGTTAAAAATAGAATCTTCGTCAGATTGAATCCCTACCCTTACATAACCTTGAGGAGTACTTTGTCCAGTTAATTCTACAGTTCTTACAGTAGCAAAAGTATTACTTGTGGCTGGCGTCCAAGGAGTGTTATGACCACTACCAGCAGTAATAGTTTCAGTAATAACTACTCCAGAGGCATTTGTACCTGTAACAATAAAAGACATTCCTACTGCTGGGTTTTGCACCCTTATGTGTACTTGCGCCGGTGTGCCAGAACCTGAAGAGTCTGTTGAGCCAACAAGAGCAGCTATTTCTTCTGATACTGTAAAACTATTTCCAATAGTTGCGTGTGTTCCTATTAATAAACCATTAATAGAAGAAAATGAAAGTGCGTTTGCTTGCTTGTCCATACCCGTATAGGCTGGGCTAGTATCAACATCAGCTAAATCAACAAACCCTAAGTACTTTCCAGAATAAGGAGGTGCACTTTGATCGTAGAAGATAACAAATTGTCCGTTGTGAACTGCAAGGTATTCTATGTCAGGATTACCTGCAACATTCTTCCAAGTAAAGCTAGACAAAGGTTTAGTGCCATTTAAAGCAGCTTGGGTAGCAGGTTCTAAAACGTGGCTATCCTCTAGCTTAACGCCTAGTCTACGCCTACGAGTACCATCACGCCGTAAATCACAGTTCAACTCATCTGTAGAGGCACCTTCAGGAAAAGTCATCTCACCAGCTTCAGTGATCAAACCTTTAATAAAGTTATTAACTGCCTTTTGATTTAGACTTTGCGGCATTTCGTTCCATCTCTCTTTGGTCTGCGTACTCTCTTACCCGTTTAGTTTTAGAAACAGGTTTGTTCCGCAAGTACCGTTCTAGGGCATTCTGTGCTGCTGGTATGTTCGTGTATCTACCTGATAGTTCTTTGGGAACTGGCCCACGTTGATAACGAATAGTAAAAAACCTATAACCACCAACTTCTTTTTCAATGTATACTTCAGCTAGTAACTTATCTGATTTACACAAACAGTATTGGTTTTCTGTATCGTGTTCGTACTCAATCATTAATGTCTTCCGTAGTAATTCCTAATGTTAGGACGTTTAGTTTTATACTGATCATTCATAACGTAAGACTTTAAACGACGAGCAGCCTGCTCAACCTTAGGGTCTGAACCCCCTTTGAACAGTGAGAAACAAGTTGACTTAGCTTCAGCTAAAAGCAAGGGCATCAATGTGTTGTCTAGGTCAGGTGCAAAAGAATCTGTCTGACTAAACGTAGGGTACACAGAACCAAAGGCTCTTATCTTAGATGACTGTAGGGTTGTATCCACAGCACTATCGTAAGAGTTCATAATAACATACTCATCATCAAATGATGTGTAATAGCTAGGGGCTGTGGTTGTTCCGACAAAGATGTCTAAGTTACCATCGTAAGTCTCTACGAGTAAACCTGATTCATCCATGTTGTCTAAGAAATAAACTGGATCAACAAAGGCGACTTCAGCAAAGTCTTTCTTAGACACAGTCCCTACGTTATACTCTACTCTATCAATGTGCTTTGTGTTAGTAGGGTACTTGAAGTGAGTGGGTTTAGCTGAGTCAGCCATAGCTGTCAATGTCATCAGCTTATTGTGCTCAGGTATCTCACGGGCAGCAATAATATTGTAGTAGGTATCCTCTACTACTGACCCAATCTGTTGAGCCTCAACGGTATCTGAAATGCTATTGACATCTTCAGAATCCATGTCTGACAAAATAGATTGTACAATTTGTAAAAGAGTTGTCTTCATGATGTACGATCCACGGCTATAATAAGCATTACATCAACGTGGCTTGAAGGGCCACCGTTGCTATTAATCCTAATGTAACTTCCTGCCGCTACTGTGTTGTTTGAAGTAGGTAACTTTTCATCTACATCCCCCGCAGCAGACCCTGACTGAGTAACCGTTAAGTTTCCCATCGAAGCACTAGAAGAGTTATAAGCTGTTATAATTAAATCTGACCCAGCTATTGCAGCAGAAGTTACTGTCTGAAGTTTAGAAACTGTACCTGCATTTATAATAGGAACATAAATGTCTGTTGCTGTTGAAATATCATGAATGTGAACGGTAATTAAATCTTGCCTAGCTGTCCAAGCCCCTGAAGCACTACCATTAGACACATATACCCGACCACTGTGGGAAGTACCTGTTAATCCTTTAGGTTCATGTAAGTTAGGATCTGTAAGTGCACTATGTTCTACGTTAGCCATTAGAAACCTCTGCTAGTGTTTTAAGTATTATACATATAAATATAAGTGTTGTCAAGAGAAAAGATGGCCCCCGAAGGAGCCACCCTTAATTTTATTATAGACCAGGCTTAGTTACGATAGTAACAATACCTTCTGGACGATACTTCTTAACACCATAACGAGCAGTAGTTACATACTCGTGGCGTTGGTAGTCCTTGTTGTACTCGTAGTCTACCTCTGGCATTTGACGCCATGCACCTACGAATGGGTTAGCACTAGCATCTGATGAGAAGAACAAGTTAGCTACACCATTGGTTGAGTTAAAGGCGTTAGTAGTTGAATTGTCCTTTTCTTTCAAGGCTGTATCAGCTACTGTTGCTTTTAAGTAGTTAGATGTATATACGTCGAAACCATATACGTTAGCTACGAAACGCATACCTGTTGCTACACCATCACGAACAATACCTTCCCACATTGGGTTGTTAGACACGTTGACAAGGTTCGTCAGTGTATTGATTTGGTATTCAACAGATGGATCAACAATTGCAACCATTCCACGATCAGGAACATTGGCTTTCTTCAACGTATAACGAGCATACGCAAAGTCAGAAAGTTCCAACTTACCGGCATTACCGCCTGAAATACGGTGAGCAATACCGTTCTGAAGTTCTTGTGCGTTGTTTGCAACACCAACTTCAGGCGAGGCAAATGTAGTAGCCTCAAAGTGCTCCATGATTGCACGTTCTTGTTCAGGAACAAAACGAGCTTCTAATTGAGCAGCATAGAATGAGTCCTGAGAAGCTTTCTTAGTAAGGTAAGAAGCTGATTGCAGGTACTGATCAATCGTGAATTGAAACTCCGCTGTGTCCATAGGAACGTATGAAACAGCATTGTCTTCTGTATAGTTAGACGCAGTTGTTTCTCCGATGGTTGGAATTGTAAAGGTTGTTCCGTCAGGAAAACCTTCTAGCATACGGACATACCGTTGTGCTTGCATTTCATCCCGAAGGATGTCTTTTAGTTCTGAGGAGTAAACCTCTGAACGGATAAGCCTTTGCATATCCGCATTTGATGAAATCATACCAGCCATTTGCTAGTCCTTTCTATGAGTTGCCGAATTTATCACCCATCTTCATCTTATCTTGGATAAGTTGTTGTTGAATTTTAGGTGAATAATATTGATTAGGATTTTCTCGACGTAGATTCTGGTAGTAAGACCAGTTCCTATCAGCCGAGGCTTGCATGTTGACACCCTCAGTACGAACCGAACCTTGAACCATAGGGCTAAAGGTTTTTTCTGGTTGACCGATAAGAGTAAAGAATGCTGAAGGAGATTCAGATGCAATGTCACGTAAACGATCCATTGACATACCTAGTTCTTCAGCTTTTTTCTGGACTGTAGCCGCCGCTTCAGTACCAAAAGAACTTTCTAACTCTTTATCAACTTGAGAAAGATTCTGCTGTACAGTGCTATTTTTCTCTCGTTGAGTAAGTGTCTTTTCAACAAGGCTCTTCAAAGTATCCTCATCAACAACTCCAGTGGTATTCTGTGTGTCAATGCTACCATTATTATTATTGGACTCTCCGTTATTCACTGTGGTAGTTTCAGTGGCCTTATTTTGGAGTTGGGCTAGAAGATCGGCTTGATAATCTTGCTTCTTCATATCCTCTCGCATCTGGACTAATTGATCTTCAAGATTCTTAATATAGCCATCTGCTTCAAGTTTACCTTTAGCAAGAGTCTCAGGGTCACGCCAATTCTCACCCTTTGTCTCTACGAGTTTATCCAGAAAAGAAGTCTGTGGTGAGGCTTCTGTCTGTGTCTGCTCTGCGTTCTGTTCAGGCTGTTTGGTTGCAGCACTGTCAGTAAATACCATAATTTTATTCCTTGTCTAAGTTGATAATGTCAAGCACTTGGGTTAGTGCTCTGTTGTAACCGATACGATCAGCTACTTTGTGTGACCAAGAAGGACAATCGTAGTCCATCGTAGTCGGTCTATTCTCAAGCATAGACTCAAGAATTACTTCAAGACGTAGGAGGCTTTCTCTGTTAGATGAAAGCACTTGACTAACTTTAGCCTTTTCTTCCTTTGTCTTACAATCTTTAAACCAAGAAGATTTCATTACTTTTTCTTCTTTGTTACCATCTTCTTCATAGTTTTAACTGGTTCTTTTTTCTTGGCTTTACCGCCGTAAGGTTTGTTCTTTGGCATTATAATCCTAGCTCCTGTGCTTGTGCTAATACTTCTTGGTTTTCCATCTCAGCTTCTTGGACTTGTAACTGTGTTTCTAGTTGTTCTTGAACTGAGATATTCTCCCCAAACAATGTCATTTCGCCTAACTCTTCTGCGAGTATACGGGCAAACTCTTTGCCTGACATGTGGGCTGCAACTGTTGGGTCTTGCAGTTTTAATTGGTAAAGCTGTGTAAGGCTCTGTACTCTACGAGCACGTTCAGCAAAGTGTCTAGCCCCCATAGCTACGATCTTACCATTAGCTGTAATGTCATCTTTAGTTATAGTTCTAAAGATAATAGCATTAGCTGCACTGTCGAATACCCGAACTGTGTCAGCTATATTCATTCGACGTCTTGATACTTCAAACATAGCATTCAAAATAGGTTCCAAGAATACTCTCTCAAAGTGTGCTGTCTTATGTTCAAAGATACGTGAGGATGCATTCTGTAAGGTTTGTACCTCAAAGGCTGTCTTCTCCCCTGCTGTGCGTATTCCCATAGCTTGACGGGGTGCACCAGCCATCTCTTCCATTTTGTCCTCTAGCGCCCTAATTTGCAGGTCAGCGTTCAAGGCTGTTACATCAGGAGCTAAGTAACCTACGTCACCTTCTTCTCCCATGTATATACGGGTAGCAGGTGCAAAGTCAAAGTCTTCTACGTCACCCCTGATTTTAATAATAGGGTAAGCGATCTGATCGAATACGTCAGCCTTTAGGTTTTCTAGGTGATCAATACGGTACTGCATACCGACAAGATTATCTAGTGGACCCATAGCATAGAGGTTGTCAGGGCGAGGACGCCACCCTGCATGAAAGATAGGAGCATGACCAAGATAGCTAGGGTTCTCCTGATTATCTAAAACGTATGCTCTGTCTACGATTGTAATAATACGATCTTCATAAAGAGTATCTGTCAGACTATCGTAGAAGTCTCCATAGAAAGTAAGGATTTCTACATAGTTTGAATCGTAGTATTGCTGAATAGATGAGAACCCATCAGCAAGGTAGGCGTTAGACTTAGCTTGTTCTTCTGAACCTTTGACAGCAGCCCTAGCATTCACCATCTTTTGGAAGACCCCTTGCATGTATTCTTTGCTAGGATCTGACTCAATCATCTTACGAACTTCACCTAAGGTTTTAATTGACTTAATAATCTTAGGAGATTTTTCAAATGAAGATGCTGTTGGATTAAAGCATAAATCAAAGGGTGAGATACGGACTAACTTAGGTCCGATATAGTTTACTACGAGGCTGTCGTCTTTTTTACTTTGGTAGTTTTCTTCCCATGTGACTGTGGCGAAGCAGTTCCCATATTGAATGTAGTCGTATAACAGATCTGAGGAAATGTTGACAAAATCAGATTGGGCAAGTTTGTTTTCCATGTAAGATTGAATAGCATCACGTTTTACCTTTATGTTATCTTCACGAGTTTTAGCCTCAAACTTAAACCATGTCTTCTGAGGGAATAAGGTTGAGAAGTAATTAGCATGGAGATTATCCATGATTTGAGTTAGCTTGGGAGTAGTGGTACTGTTAGACCAAGGAAGCATAGCATTCTTAGTTGTCGTAGTATCCGTAGCGTATAAGTAGTTTCGGAGTTCTTTCCACTCCTCAACCTTTTTATCACGCAGAGTAGACCATTCAACCCACCGTTCAGAAATCTGAACAGCCATGTTGTCAGGACTAATAATGTTGTCTAAGTCTAATGTTTCGCCAGCCATTAACGACTACCCCTAAATTTATTATTTGCCCACACAATGTTATTACTGTTGTTAGCTCTTCTTGCATTCCTAGCTGGTTTAACAGCCATGTCTACTACTGAAGCAAGAGCATCTATTACATCATCGTGCGGTGGATTACGTGAAGATAGTTCTTCTTCTAGTGTTTGAACATTACCCCCACGGTAGTGCCATATACTCATGTTATCGTATCTAGGTTCTAATATAGATGAAATACGTTCTTGTTTATTACCTTGACTTTTATTAGGTCTAAACTCATCTATACTAATGGCTAGTCCATGTTGCTTGATAAGTTCTTTGAGTTGTTTGACGATTGCCATTTGAGCAACGGTTGTTTCTGCCCTGAGTTTTCTAAAGGACCACTTGTTGGACAAGTGTAAGATGTGTTCAAAGTAATCAGAGATTCTGTCAGTCCTGAATCTATCGATGTCCAAGACGTAGATGTTGTTGTCTGCATCTATTCCTACCACTACTATTGCTGTATAGTCAGCACGTTTGTTTAAACTAAATGCA